ATGAAATAGTCCATTCCGTTGAGCTCAAAGTTGAACTTACACCAGAAGCTATCTTTCTTTCTATTAAGCACTTGATCAGCTTTGTTTGCTCTGAAGGAGTGATCGAATAGGCAGAAGCATAGTGAGTCTAGGGTCGCTGATTTACCTGCGTGATTGGGTGCAAATAAGCCGCATATTCCATTTAAGTTATCGAAGTTAATTACATTTCCTTCACCATAGCTAAACATATTATCGAACTCAAACTTCTTTGGAGTCCATACTACGTTACGTACAAGCTCTCCAGCTATAAGAGACTGGTTAAATCCTTTATTTATCTCTAAAATCTTAGCCTCAAGCTCGTCGTCTATTCCATATGGCTCTAAGTATTCTTTTATTAAAGTCGTTTGATAGTCTACACTTCGGACGTCTAATCCTTGTAGACTATCATCTATGTTTAATCCGTTCTGAGTCGTTATTTTATCCATGTTGGATACAATTACTTCTCCGTTTTTATACTTCTTTCTAATAGCGGCTAATGCCTTTTTAAGCTGTGCTGGTGATGTGTTGTATACTTTTGCACGGACACTTGTCTTGGATGTTATAGGAAGATCATCAAGAACGACTCCATCAATTATATCAAATGTGAGATATCCGTAATCGTTTGGAATATCAAAATGTTCAACGGTACGAGTAGGAACGTCAACGATTGCATAACCATGTCCTTCAAATGATTCTCCAAAGTTTTGTTGTACTGTACTTCCTGGGTAGAATATTAGTGGATTCTCTTTTGAAAGGATTTGTCTCTTGTGAATATCTCCCAACAAAACAATATCATATCCAGCAAACGTATCCCAATCTAAACCATGAGCAATGTTTAATCCACTATCAACTTTACTATTAGCAATAGTTCCATGGTACATTGCAATTAAAGTATCTGCCTTTCCTTCTAAGACATCTGCTGTTGCATACTCGCTTGGTGCATCTAATAAAGACATCACTGCTAGCATTGTGTCACCTACTTTGTAAGTTCCACTGTCTCTGAGATAGAATAGGTTGGGATGATTCTGTGCTTCTACAATTGGCGTAAGAGCATCCAATCTGTGATTATTATTTAGATTTGCATCGTGGTTTCCACAAATCACAATCGTAGGTCTAATATCAGCTAAGTTGTTGAATAGATACGAAACCATGTGGATTAACTCAGGACTCATGTAAGTCTTTGCATGTACTATGTCTCCACCAATGGTGATGATACTGTCTTCTGGTAATTGCTTTGCAACGTCAAAAAGCTTATCAAATACCAATTTGTATTCCTTGTGACGCTTCCAGTTTCTGATGTGTACATCAGCAATGTGAAGTATCTTGTCTACCTTCTTTAAGTTTATCTTGACTTTGTTTATCATATAGCCATTTTAAGGGTCACCAAGTCAAATAAGTCTACGCTTGATGTATTTTCTATTAATTTTCTCATACCAGCAAAGCCAGTATCATTTGGATCTTCTTCTAAAGGTATTAGCTTTACGTCTATTCCATTGTTAATAAACGTCTCTATAGCTTGTACTGACTTAGATAAGGCATCTGGTCTAGTGCTATGTTAATTTCCTTCACTCCTTCCTCAATGATTTTAATTTGCAATTTGGTTAAGATGATCTTACCAAACAATGGAATTGCATTTCGCTTAGTTGATATAGCATCAAAAGCTCCTTCTACTAAAGTGATTGGTTGAGACCAATCTATCAGGTTCTCAAATCCTATAAAGTCTTTAGATACGTCTGGGTTATTATGCTTACGTCCTGCTTCTGTGTAGTAGCTTCTGCCAGTAAAAAAATTTAGGATGCCGTGTGCATCGTAACTTGGAACAATGATCATTCCACTGTACTCTCCACTCTCACAATAGCCTATTTGGTATTTTAAGATATCGTACTTAGTTAAACCTCTCCTCTCTAAAAGATAATGCAAAGCGTTCTTAAAATGTGGACTATTTGGATTACCTTTCCATATTGGAATATATTCATCTGGCAGCGTTACTTGTACTACTTGAGTATCTTGTGTAGGATTATAGTGTTTTTTACTGCCAAGCTCAATAGCTTTCTGGACAAGATGCTTTACAGCATTGCTCTTCTTTAGAAGGTTTGCTATTGAGTTTCCTTTGGTATTACAAACCCAGCAATGGAACTTCTCAAGCAAAAAGTTTACTTGAAGCTTTTTCTTATGGTGATTGCAGAATGGACAAAAGTACGCAGTTTCTCCTTTATTTCCAGGAGTACCAGCACCTAAGTGACTATCTACAATATTTTTAAGTTGCGCTTGGTTTATATCCATAGTAACCAATATACGCTAATCTGTTACAAATCCAACCACTCTTGTGGAATAGTTTTGTCAGCGTATATAAATCCGTGCTTAACGCACCAATCAGCGTATGTTGTTGGCGATCCTTTTCTAATTTTGTTTTTGGAATTTTGAAACACAAATCGGATATCAAGTTCAGGATGTTGCTTTCTTATAAGTACATGCTTCTTTCTATCTTCTATCACAAACCTTCCTTTAGTCTCTACAAAGATTCCGTTTGGAAGACGGAAATCTGGTGTGTATGTATGGTCTGTTGCTGGTATTGTGTATTTGATTTTGTGTTTCTCGTACTCACCATCTATGTTGCGTTGCTTAAGTGCGCCATCAACGACCTCTTCAAGACCACTTCTATAACCATTCTTAACTGCTGCTTGTCTTTTTGTAACCTTTCTTGCCATTACATATCGTATCTTAGTATAAATGTCGTATCTACGTTTTGTGGAGGTTGTATTGGATGGCTCAAAGTTCCTATTACTAACAAATCGTTGCTATCGTTATACAATCCTACCCTTGATACATATGGTCTAAAATCTGATCCGGTTGCAAAGTCTTGTAGTTCAAATCGATTTCTCTCGGAATTATAGTAGTGTAGTGTAGGATTGTTGCTAAATCCAAACTCTCCTGGTGAGATTGTGCAACTAGCTTCGTTTTCGTATATTGTGGTTGTACCGCGGTACTCAACATTTGTTATAGTGTCTGTTCCTAACGTCGGGTCATCTACTATAATTAATCCCTGCTTTCTGGCTACTATTCCGTAGGTGTTGTTTGGAATGGAGTTGTATATGCTTAGGTTTAGCGATTCACTAATATTAAAAGCTGTATTGTAGAACATAGCTTTGTTGATAGTGAGAATTGATCCACTATTCCCAAATTGATCACATCCGATGTAAATGTCACTTTTATTAGTACAATAGTGATCGTTACTGTAGAGCGTGTCTGCAAAGCTATTTGTCTGTAGCGTACCATTCCCTGCTTGAGCTATTACGTAAGTCGATCCAGTGCGCATCAACGTCAAAGCATAATCGCTATTGTAAGTAAATGATGACGTAAAGCTTAGTGTCGTATATCCATCACTTTTTTCAAAAAGAATTTTGTTGCTACCACTAAGGTACGTTAAGCTATAAGGATATCTAAAAATAGGATATTTGTAGGTATTTCCGTTTTCGTCAACTTTAATTATTTCTTCGGATGATTTTTTTTGTAATAGGATACTTGACGTGTTTACAAATTCTGGTTTAAAAGATGCTACTATTGCAAAATCCCTATTTTCAAAGTTGAATAAATTATTTACAACTTCTCCATTTGGTTGTATTACAATAGAACTTGTGTCATACGAGCTATTGTCTAACCTTAAGCTGGTCTGTTGATTGGTTTGTGTAGTTGGCAAAACGTTATTGAACTCAACGTTTGCTTGATACTTGTCGTAGCTATATGGATAGTTGTCATTTAAGACTTTTGTAAGTTGTCTCGTATAGTTTGCAGGTTTTAAAATAAATACTAAATTCTCAGAAGGCAGTCCTTGTGTGCCTGTAACGTATCGTGCAGTACCTTCCTTAACAAGATTCCCATAAGCATCGTCTACAAGAACAACCCCACTATTAGTACTTAGTTGTACGGTTAATGGCTCTATTCCTTCTCCAAAGTTACTTTGTGGAATACTAATTACACATGCGTATTGGTGTAAAAAACGAAAATGTTGTGTGTGGTTGAGTTGGCCAAACGACGCTTTTGCATTTGAGTAGTAGTGTCGATAAAACTGACTATCGATGCTGTGCCATATTGAGTTTTTTAATTTATAGTTTGTTGTAAAATATGAACTAGATATTGGAATCAATGGATTATTTCCTAAATCCTCTGCATTGACATCGAGTATAGCCGAGTAAGTTGTAAACGCATCAGTACCACTAAAACGCTTATACGCTCTAAATGGTGTCAGCCTTAGGTCTGACTGATCTAGATTTTTAAATATTCCTGCCATTATATATAAATATGCTTGTAAAAAGAAACCCTCCATGTTTGGAGGGTCTGTCCTTGAATGCTATTCAAAGAGGGGTTAGTAGTCTAGTTTTACTTTTACCAAAACTTCTCTGTTAAAGGTCTTCAATAGAGGTTGGCTTAATTTTGCAATTGCCAACAAGCGATTTTGATCATCGTACATACCTATCGAAGTTACGTAAACGCTTGGATTGCGTAGCATTCCCGAGAAGGTAAATGATCCGTTTGAGCCTGTTACAAATGTTGGATTATTAGAGAAATTAAACTGTTTGTTAGTAATTCTAACAAAATAGTGCGTAGAGTTTACTTTTTCTTCACTTCTTGCTGCAAAGTAAGTTGATGCACTTATACGAGAAAACAACGATACTGCGTTTTTAACTGTGTTGGATGTTGTTGTTCTGTTAAATTCCGTAGTTGATATCATCCCTAATGATGACGATAGTAACGTTGCATTAATATCATTACACCAGCATCTGGGTAAAATAGTCCATATACCTGACTTCCTGTAGTTATTCCAGCTGATCCTGACTTAATATTGAAAATACGTCCTGCGCTTCCTATTGTTGGATCGGTGTTGGCACCACTATCATCACAAAAAGTAATATATCTTGCTGCTGATTGTGATAGTGCACCACTACCGCTCGCAATCCGAAGCTCCCAGTTTCCTGGATCTATCTTTTGGCGGTAAC